GTGCTTCCTAACTTTACACTAGATGAGTGGGGAGGTACATCGGTAAAAACACCCCTCTCAATTGTGAGGGCCAACTTTCATTAAGGAGGGCACTGGTGGTAAAAGAGGGCAGCAAGTCTGCTACAAAAACAACCACTTCTAAGAAATTCAACCTATCTGAAAAAGGGTATATAGGACTTAATCAGGTAAATGGCCGCATTTATGAGGAAAGTCGTGATGCTTTAAGGTTCCCTAATGCGACAAAGACCTTTAAAAAGATGTCCTATGATCCTGTAATATCCGCTGCCAATTCCACAATAGATCTTATGATAGGACGTGTGCAGTGGTTCTTCGATGTTCCTGATACAGCCAGCGATAAGGCAAAAGAAGCAGCAGAATTTTTAAATTACTGTATGAACAGCATGGATATGGGAACATGGGAAGATTTCATTACTGAGTGTGGTAGCTATAGACGTTACGGCTTTCACATAGCGGAAAAAGTCTACAACAAGGTTAAAGAAGGGAAGTGGAAGGGTAAGTATAAGTGGAAAAAACTACCAACAAGAGCACAAGACACCATTGAAGAGTGGGTCTTTAGTAAGGATAACAGGGAGCTTTTAGGCTTAAAACAGTCAACAAGAAATGTGACACACCCGCTGGCATTGAAAAGCCTTACAGGCTATATAGAAATACCAAGGTCAAAATTCATACATTTTGCCTACGACGGGTACAGAGATAACCCAGAGGGAAGAAGTCCGTTGGTTGGTGCCTACATCCCTTGGACATATAAAACACTTATAGAGGAATATGAGGCTGTTGGTGTGGCCAAAGACCTTGGGGGTATTCCTCTTATAGGTGTGGATGTTGATTACCTTGCTAAAGCACAGGAGAACCCTGCATCAGCAGAAGCCGCTGTTGTAGAGGCACTGAAGCGTGATGCAGCAAATATGCATTCAGGTGATCAATCCTACATGCTCCTTCCTCTTGCTTACACACAGGATGGGGGGAAACCACTCTTTGATTTTAAACTTGTTGGGGTGGATGGTGGTTTGCAAATAAGCCACGGTAGATGGAAACATCTATAAAAATAAACCTATCTAATTGCTGGGAAGTCTTGTTAGGCTTAATGTACAATACAGAGTGGTGACACTCTGCGATACTGTAAAAATCATTAAGATAGAGATAATCAGCAGCTAAGAACCTAGAAAACCGAAGATCAGTAGGGAGAGAAGAAATGGAAGAAGAGTTTGTACCAAGTCGTAAATATCCGCCGTTCGCTGCAAATGCAAGCGGACAGATAAAGAATTTAAAAACCGGTAAGGTTAGAAAACAAACCGTTGCTGCAAACGGGTATGCTTATATTGGCACAAGACAAGGGCTTATTCTGGCACACAGAATTGTGGCTGACTGCTTTATTCCTAACGAGGAAAACCTAGAGCAGATTAATCATAAGAATGGTGTAAAAACAGATAACAGGGTTGAGAACCTAGAGTGGGTTTCAAGGTCTGAGAACATGAAACACGCAGCCAGAAACAACCTTCTTGTGTGGAACGGAAAAAGCGGTGAGGAAAGCAACCTCACTAAACATGAAGATTCGCTTGTACACGCTATATGCGCTGATCTACAGACAGGTCTCAGAAACAAAGACATAGCGGATAAATACAACCTTAAGACCTCTTACATAAAAGAGATTAGGTCTGGAAGGTGTAGAAAAGATATCTCTGTGCAATACAGCTTTAGAAAAAGAAAAGATAGTCTTTCTTATGAAACCATTGTTTGGGTTTGTAAGCAGATTGCAGCCGGACTATCTACGAGACAGATTCTGGATAGGAGTACAAACAAAAGAATAACAAAGGATACAATTAAAAACATCAGATTAAAAAGATCTTATGCTGAAGTGTCCTCTTCCTATTTCTAGGTTAAAGTTCAACGACTAGTTCTTAGGAACGTAGGCCAGAAGTCTGGCCCAAACGGTAGGGTTCCTCCAGTGCGGCTGAGGAATAAGATATAGTCTAGTCTGTATGGAGACATGCAGGTGCAGGTAAAGCTGCCGGAAAGGTCTAACGAGCCTTTTTGAATACTAAACGGGAAAGCAATATAATACTGATGATATTATAAAAAGAAAGCAGAATGAAATATTAATCTTGTATCTTGCTGATGTTTTAAAGCTTGGTACAGACACGCACGGCAGTTTTGCGCTTGCTGATAGCAAGAATGCTTTACTCGGCTTTGCTATTGACCGCCATTTGAAGTTTATAGCTCAAACATTAAAAAGAGATTTGGTTGTACAAACCCTGAACATAAATGGTTTCGATCTCGATAAAAGCGAAATTCCCACTCTCCAACACACAGAGCTTGACAGTGTAGATATAGATGTCTTTTCTAAGTTTATCCAGCGTGTTGCTGCTGTTGGATACCTGCCGCGAACACCGGAGCTTATCAACGAGGTTCTCAAGAAGGGGGACTTCAAATATCGTATAGATGAAGAGATGAGTAACGAGGAGTTTGATAAACTCTTTCCTGAGGCTGTTTCAAGATCGGGTGATGGGATGAAGAGTGCAGGAGAAGGAACGTCAAACAAGGTGGGTGGTGCAGATAACAGTACGTCAAACAAGGAGAACGCTTAAATGGGGAATATAAATAGGGTACTAAGCTATTTTGAAAACAAACCTCAGCTTATTGAGCCTAAAACAGCGAGTACCATTCTTGAATTTCTTGAACTAAGAAACAGCAAAGGTTTTGAGGCGGATAAAAACAAGCCTGAAGCCTTCACCAAGAAGCACTTCGATTACAAAAAGAATGTCGAGGGTAAGAGGGTATCCAAGAAAACAGCAATAATGAATATTGAGGGACCTCTTACATATAAAAAGACAGGGTGGGAGGCCCTTTGTGGAGGATGCTCTTATCAGGCAATCCATGAAGGTGTTGCACAGGCCATTGAGGACGGCATTGAACACATTGTTATGAATGTTGATAGTGGTGGGGGGGAGGCCTACGGTGTTTTTGAAACAGCCGAAGAAATAAGGAAAATGTGTGATGATGGAGGTGTTAAGCTAACAGCTTACGTTGACGGCTTGGCTGCATCTGCCGCATATGCACTTTCCTGTGTTTGTGATGAGGTTGTTGCAAACAATTATGCTGAAGTGGGCTCTATCGGTGTTGTAACTCGGCTTGTGAATAGTACGGAAGCACAAGAAAAGGCGGGGTATAAAACAACATATATCTATGCAGGCGGAAACAAAATTCCCTATGACACAGACGGAGGTTTTAGGGATGAGTTTTTGAAAGATATACAGGCAAAAGTGGACAATCTTTACGATGCCTTTGTTTCCCATGTAGCTGAAGCAAGAGGTATGGATGAAGAAAGTGTGAGAAACACAGATGCTAAAGTTTTTACAGCAGTAGAAGCAAAAGAGAAGGGGTTGGTGGATAAGATTATGTCTAAGGATGAATTTTTGAATTACATAATGGAGGAAGACGGAATGAGTGCAAAAAAGCAAGGGGAAACCCCTGTGGCTGAAGCAGAAGAGCAGAAGAAGGTAGAGATGGCTGATACCGGTATCGACGCAAAAGCTATCAAAGAACTTATGGCCCAGAATGAGCAGCTTCGCAAGATGAATGCTGAATTTTCTGAGAAACTAAATAAGCTTGAAGAGCAGAAGAAGGCAGAATATAAGCAAATGGTGCAGGATGCTGTTAATGGTTATAGCTTCCTAACCGAAGAAAGTAAGGTGGGGCTTACATCCTTCTTGATGTCTAATAATGATGCTGTCTGTGTTATTAATGCCCTTAATGAGGCGAGCAATGCGCTGGCTGCTGCCGTAGAGGAAGAAAAAGGCCACGGTGCCGAGTCTAGCACCACAGGCCCAGAAGATGCCATGACCGCTGCCCTTAAAAACGTACTGAAGAAATAAGGAGATATAAATGACTAAAGTTGCAACAACAAATGCTTTTGTTACCGATGTTGTAAAGAAAGAACTTTGGATGGAAGAAAAATGGTGCCGCGAGGTAGGTACTGTTACGGTTGTTGATGGTATGGATGTTGGGCAGGTTCTTGAGAAATCTGGTGATACTTGGGCCGCCATTGCAGCCAACCCCACAGGGCAGGTAGGCATTCTTGTGGATGAAACTGTTGTTGAAAAAGACGCAGGAAACCACACCCTTGCCGTTCTTGTTGGTGGCCCCGCTGTTGTTTTTGCCGGTGCACTAACCCTTGGAGGAACAGCCACTGAAGCTGCCGTTATTACAGCACTTGAAACCGCAGGTATCCGCGTAGATAAATAAGGAGATTTAGATGGCCGTAAGAGATTATAACAACTACAATAGAATTATTGACCGCACCGAGATGGTGCAACTTATCCCCAACCAGGCAGGCTATATCAACGATTCTGGCCTGTTTGAAGGTGAAGGTGTCGCTACAGAAACTGTAATTTTTGACCGTGAAGAAACCACTTTCAGTCTTCTTCCCACTGTAAATCGCAGAGGCGGTGCACCAACAAAGCGTAAAGAAAACAGGGCAGATACTTTTGCACTTGTTCTTCCTTACTTCCAGACCACAGACCTTATTACAGGCTCTGATGTTCAGGGCCGGAGAATGGTTGGAACAGATGCAGACCCTGAAACTGTTGCTAACGTTATGGCTAAGAAGATGCGTAGGATGCGTCTTGAGGCGGATCAGACGAACGAATACATGAAGCTACAGGCACTGAAGGGTAAAACTGTTGCACCGGATGGTACTGTTATCGCTGATATGTTTACCAAGTTTAATCTTGACCCTGCTGATTATACTTTTAACTTTAAGCTTGATGACGCCACTACCGATGTTGATGTAAAGGTGGCCGAGTTTAAACGTGCCTTTGTTCGCAGCGCAAAAACAGGGCGTATGGGGGCAATCAATGCCTTGGTTAGCCCTGAGTTCTTTGATAAGCTTACCTC